GCGGTGAAATCGGGGCGCAGGGCAATCGGCGCAGCCATGGCAAACCTCCTTCTGGTCGCCATGATGAATCACATCCACGCCGCCAGAGGAATCCCCCCCGTGAGTCACCCTTACAGGGAGTTGGTATCATGGGTCAATTGGCCGTCCCGCGCGGCGGCGCTGATGGCGGCGGAGCTCGGTGTGGAGGCGGCCGAGATGCAGAAGGCTCTGGAGACCCATGTACGCGCCCACCTCGACGAACTCGCCGAGGTCCGGCCGGAATTCCGCTGAGCGAGACAGTGAGCCGTCCGATGACCTGACCGACTTCGACGGCGTCGCTGACCTCCTGCGCGCCTGGGGCGCCGGGATGCGGCCCGATCCGGACCTGACCGTCTCGCAATGGGCGGACCGGCACCGAATGCTGTCGGGCCGTGCGTCGGCCGAGCCCGGCCGGTACCGCACCGCTCGCACCCCCTACATGCGCGACATCATGGATGCGCTCTCGCCGGGAGCGGCGGTGCAGCGCATCGTCTTCATGAAGGCCGCGCAGGTCGGCGCGACCGAGGCCGGGAACAACTGGATCGGCTTCGCGATCCATCAGGCGCCGGGGCCGATGCTCGCGGTCCAGCCGACCGTGGAATTGGCGAAACGCAACTCGCGCCAGCGGATCGACCCGCTGATCGACGAGAGCGCGGAACTGCGGATGCGCGTGAAGCCCGCCCGCTCGCGCGACGCCGGCAACACCATGCTATCCAAGGAATTTGCGGGCGGCATCCTGATCATGACCGGGGCGAACTCTGCCGTCGGGCTGCGCTCGACGCCGGCGCGCTACCTTTTCCTCGACGAGGTCGATGCCTATCCGGGCTCTGCCGACGAGGAAGGCGATCCCGTCACGCTGGCCGAGGCGCGATCCCTGACCTTCGCGCACCGGCGCAAGGTCTTCCTGGTCTCGACCCCGACGATCCGGGGCCTCAGCCGGATCGAACGGGAATATGAAGCTTCAGACCAGCGCCGGTTCTTCATGCCGTGCCCGCATTGCGGCCATCGGCAATGGCTCAAGTTCGAACGGCTGCGCTGGGACAAGGGTCGGCCGGAGACGGCCGCCTACACTTGCGAGGGCTGCGACGGCGCCATCGCCGAGCACCACAAGACGGCGATGCTGGAGGCGGGCGAATGGCGGGCGACCGCCGTTGCCGCCGATCCGACCACCATCGGCTTTCACCTGTCGGCGCTCTATTCGCCGGTGGGCTGGCTGAGTTGGGAGCGGATCGCACGCAACTGGGAGGCGGCCCAGCGTTCGGACGAGGCGATCAAGGCGTTCCGAAACACGATCCTTGGCGAGACCTGGGTCGAGACCGGCGAGGCACCGGACTGGCAGCGGCTCTATGACCGGCGCGAGCGCTGGAAAGCAGGCATCGTCCCTGCGGGCGGGCTGTTCCTGACCGCAGGGGCCGACGTTCAGAAGGACCGCATCGAGGTCGATGTCTGGGCCTGGGGCCGCGGGCTGGAAAGCTGGCTCGTCGAACACGTCGTGGATCGAGGGCGGGCCCGACCGGCATGAGGCCTGGGGCGACCTGACCGCACTGCTGGACCGGTTCTGGCCGCATGAACGCGGCGCGCATCTGCGGATCGCGCGGCTCGCCATCGACACCGGCTACGAGGCCCCGGCGGTCTATTCCTGGGCGCGGGCGCAAGGGTTCGCGCAGGTGGCGCCCGTGAAGGGCGTCGAAGGGTTCAACCGTTCGAGCCCGGTGTCGGGCCCGACCTATGTCGACGCGACCGACGCGGGCAAACGCCTGCGGCGCGGGGCCCGGCTCTGGACCGTGGCGGTGTCGACCTTCAAGGCCGAGACCTACCGCTTCCTGCGGCTGGAACGGCCGACCGAGGAGGATCTGGCCGACGGCGCCGCGTTCCCGCCCGGTTCGGTGCATCTGCCGCACTGGGTCGAGAACGAATGGCTGAAGCAGTTCGTGGGCGAGCAGCTGGTGACGGTGCGCACCAAGCGCGGCTTCGCGCGGCTCGAATGGCAGAAGCTGCGCGAGCGTAACGAGGCGCTGGATTGCCGGGTCTACGCCCGCGCCGCCGCCTGGATCGCAGGCGCGGATCGGTGGACCGACGAGAAATGGCGCGACCTCGAGGATCAGCTCGGGGTCACGAATGCGCCCGCCGATCCGGCGGGGCAGATCAACAGGCAAAGGCCCGCGCCGCAGACCAAGCGGCGATCGGACTGGCTCGGGCGGCGTGAAGGATGGTTCTGATGGCCGATTGGACGGAAAGCGAGCTGTCCGCCCTGCGCCGCGCCTATGCCAGCGGCACGACCCGGGTCAGCTATGACGGCAAGTCAGTCGACTACGGCTCGGCCGAGGATCTTCTGGCGCGCATCCGAACCATCGAACGCGCCATCGCGGGAACCATGCGGCCTCTGCCGGTGGCTGGACTTGCAGGCTTCTCGCGCGGGGACCGGTGATGTCGGCGAACTGGTTCGATCACGCCATCGCAACGGTGGCCCCGCGCATGGCGGCCCGCCGTGTGATGGCCCGCCAGGCCTTCGAGACCCTGACGCGCGGCTATGACGGCGCCGCGCGCGGGCGGCGCACCGACGGCTGGCGCGCGCCGGGATCCTCGGCCGACACCGAGATCGGCGTCGCAGGGGCGCTTCTGCGCGACCGGATGCGCGATCTTGTGCGCAACAACCCGCATGCGGCCAAGGCCGTCGCGGTGCTGGTCAACAACATCATCGGCGCGGGCATCATGCCGCGCGCTGCGAGTGGCGACGACACGCTGGACAGGAAGGTGGATGCCCTCTTCGAGCGCTGGACGGAAGATTGCGACGCTGATGGCCAGCTCGACTTCTACGGGATGCAAACGCTGGTCTGCCGCGAGATGGTCGAGGCGGGCGAAGTGCTGGTGCGCCGCCGCTTGCGTCGGGCGGCGGATGGGTTGCCGGTGCCCCTGCAGCTTCAGGTGCTGGAGGCGGACTTCCTGGACGCCACCAAATCCGGCGCCATCGGCGCGGGCCGCTTCGTGCAGGGGATCGAGTTCGACCCTGTCGGCAAGCGCCAGGCCTACTGGCTCCATACCGAGCATCCGGGCGACACCTACGGAGCGCTGCGCGGTGGGCTCGACAGTCGGCCGGTTCCGGCGACGGACATCGCGCACGTCTATGAAAAACAGCGCACGCAGGCGCGCGGCGTTCCCTGGGGTGCACCGGTGATCCGCAGCTTGCGGGACCTCGACGACTACGAGGTGGCCGAACTGGTCCGCAAGAAGACGGAAGCCTGCGTCACCGCCATCGTGTTCGGCGACGACGAGGCGCAGCAGGGCATCGCGCCTTCCGTGGTCGATGCCGATGGCAACCGGGTCGAGCAGTTCGAGCCGGGGCTGATCGCCTATGCGCGGGGCGGTAAGGACATCCGCTTCAACCAGCCGTCCGCCACGGGCGGCTATGGCGAATACAAGCGCGCGAGTCTGCACACGATCTCGGCCGGGTTCCGCGTGCCCTACGAACTGCTGACCGGGGATCTCAGCCAGGTGAACTATTCCTCGATCCGGGCGGGTCTGGTCGAGTTCCGCCGCCAGATCGACGCCGTGCAGTGGCAGCTGTTCATCCCGATGTTCTGCGCGCCGGTCTGGCGCTGGTTCACCGAGGCCGCATGGGCAGCTGGGCAGATCCGGACACCGGATGTGCCGGTCGAATGGTCGCCGCCGAAGTTCGAGGCCGTCGATCCTCAGAAGGATGCGATGGCGAACCTGCTGTCGATCCGCTCGGGCACGATGACGCTGGCCGAGGTGATTGCGAAACAGGGCCGCAACCCCGACGCCGTGCTGGCCGAGATCGCGGCGACCAACGCCAAGCTCGACGCGCTCGGCCTGGTGCTCGACAGCGATCCGAGGCGCGTCACCAAGACCGGCAGCGCGCAGACGAACGATCTGACTGCCGACGGTGACACGCCTCCGGCCCCCAACGACTGACCTTCAGGATTTCCCATGGACACGATGATCGAACTGCCGGCCATGCGCCGGGTGGCGGAGCTTGCGCCGAACACAGCCGATGGAGAGGCCCGCACCGTCGAGGTGGTCTGGTCGGCTGGCGCACGCATTCGCCGCGCGACCTTCTTCGGCGAGCCTTATGACGAGGAACTGAGCCTCGACCCGGCGCACGTCCGGCTCGAACGGCTGAACGCCGGGGCGCCCTTCCTGACGGTGCACGAACTGACCGAGCTCGACGCGGTGATCGGCTCGGTCGTGCCGGGATCGGCGCGGATCGAGAACGGCCGGGGCATTGCGCTGGTGCGTCTGTCAGAGCGCGCAGATGTCGAACCGATCTGGCGCGACATCCAGGCCGGCCATATCCGGGCGGTCTCCATCGGCTACCAGGTCCACCGCTTCGAGGTCTCAAAACCGGAAGCCGCCCGCGAACTCTGGCGTGCCGTCGACTGGACCCCTTTCGAGGTCTCCGCCGTAGCGGTCGGCGCCGATCCGGCGGCCGGCTTCCGTAACCAATCCCCGCTTCACGATTGCGTCCTTCACCGCCGGGACGCCCCTTCCACCATGAAAGGACCCATCCCGATGACCGACCAGCCCAAGACCCCGGCAGCTGATGCCGCCGAGCAGACGACCACGACGGTCGCGACCGAGGAGACCACGCCCATGACGGAACCGAAGGACCGCACCAGCGAAACCCGCGCGCAGCCGAAGGCTCCGAAGCCCGAGGCGACCCACGCGGCCACCGAGAACGCCGACGCTCTCGTCAGCCGGGCCCGCGATACCGAGCGCGAGCGCGTCTCCACCATTTACGATCTGGCAGGCCGATTGAACCTTGAGCGCGGCTTCGCCGAGGATCTGGTCAAGCGCGGCATCAGCGTCGACGAGTCCCGCCGCCTGATCCTCGATCAGGTCGCCGCGAAGTCGGACGACACCCGTACGTTCAGCCAGGTGTCGGTCCCGCTCGGTGGCCACGACGAGCGCATCACTCGCCGCGACGCGGTGGCGAATGCGCTCCTGCACCGCTACAGCCCGACGCTCTTCCAGCTGGAGGATGCCGCGCGCCAGTACCGCGGCATGACCCTGCTCGAACTCGCCCGCGAAAGCCTCGGCAATGCCGGGGTGAACATGCGCGGCCTGTCGCGCGACGAGGTGGCGACGCGCGCGCTGCATTCCACCTCGGACTTCCCCGAGATCCTGTCCGCCGTCACCAACAAGACCCTGCGGCAGGCCTACGAGGCCTATCCTCGCACCTTCATGCTGTTCTGCCGCCAGGTGCTCGCGACCGACTTCAAGGCGATGCACCGGGTCCAGCTTGGCGAAGCCCCGCAACTGCTGGAGGTGGGCGAAAGCGGCGAGTTCAAGCGCGGCACGCTCGGCGAGTCGAAGGAGAGCTACAAGGTCAAGACCTATGGCCGGGTGGTCGCGATCACCCGCCAGACGCTGATCAACGACGATCTCGACGCCTTCACCCGGATCCCGGCGATGTATGGCAACTCCATCGCGCAGCTCGAAAGCGATGTGGTCTGGGGGATCATCACCGCCAACCCGGCCATGGCCGACGGCAACGCGCTGTTTCACGCCAACCACAAGAACCTCGCAGGCACCGGCGCGGCACTCGCGGTCGATGCGGTCGGTGCCGCCCGCGCCGCGATGGCCAAGCAGACGGGCCTCGACAAGAAGACGGTGCTGAACGTCCGTCCTGCCTTCCTGATCGTGCCCGCCTCGCTGGAACTGAAGGCCGAGCAGCTGGTCGCCCAGAACCTCGTGCCCGCCGCGACCGCGAGCGTCGTCCCGCAGTCGATCCGGACACTCGCCCCGATCAGCGAGCCGCGGCTCGATGCCGCCAGCGAAACCGCCTGGTATCTGGCGGCCAGTCCGAACCAGATCGACACGATCGAGTACGCCTATCTCGAAGGTCAGCAGGGCGCTTACGTCGAGACGCGCAACGGCTTCGACGTCGACGGCGTCGAGATCAAGTGCCGCCTCGACTTCGGCGCCAAGGCCATCGACTGGCGCGGCCTCTACAAGAACCCGGGCGCATAGGCCCGGTCACCCCTGACCACTGAACCCTGTTGACGGGCGGCAAACATGCCGCCCGTTCCCTTTTCCGCGAAAGGAACGCGCGATGAAAAACTATGTGCAGCCCGGCAACACCATCACCCTGACCGCGCCTTATGCCGTTGTCTCCGGCGATGGCCTGCTCGTCGGCTCTGTCTTCGGCGTCGCCGCCGGGGATGCCGCGAACGCCGAGACGGTCGAAGCGGCCCTCGTCGGCGTGTTCGATCTGAAGAAGGTCGCCTCGCAGGCCTGGGTCGTCGGCGACAAGGTCTATTGGGACAACACCAACAAGGAGGCCACCAAGACCGCGACGAGCAACACGCTCATCGGGGTGGCGACCGAGGCCGTGGCAAATGGCGCGGGTGACGTCGTGGGGCGCGTTCGCCTCAACGGCAGCTTCTGATGTCGGCCATCGCGGCCGCCTTCGATACCCTGTTCGCCGATCCCAATATGGCGCGGGACGCCACCTTCACGCCATCGAATGGCATCACCGTGCCGGTTCGGATCGTCGTACGGCGTCCCGACAGGGTGTCCGACTTCGCGGAAACGCGCCTCCACGCGGAGACGACCGTCGTCGACATCCGCGTCGCCGATGCGCCCACCCTCTTCAGCGGCGACGCCTTCGAGATCGGGGGCGAGCCCTATGTCGTGCAGGGGGAGCCATTGCGCGACGCCGAGCGCCTGATCTGGACGGCGGAGCTTCGCAGTGCATGAGACTGTCCGCGACCATCATTGGCGACCTCGGGCGCATCATGGCCGAGGAGGTCAGGGCCGCCGAACGGGCCGTGTCGAAAGACGTCGGCGAGGCGACCGAGGGGCTCAAGACCGAGCTCAGGACGCAAGTCACCAATGCAGGGCTCGGGTCCCGGCTGGCCCGGACCTGGCGGTCCGAGCTCTTCCCCAGGGGGCAGGCCAGCATCAGCGCAGCGGGGCTTGTCTGGTCAAAAGCGCCGGGCATCATTCGCATTTACGAAGACGGCGCCACCATCCGCTCGAAGAACGGCTTCTTTCTGGCCATCCCCACGGCTGCCGCCGGACGCTTTGGCGATGGCGGCCGCAAGATCACCCCTGGCGGATGGGAGCGGCGAACAGGACAGCGGCTGCGCTTCGTCTATCGCCGCAATGCCGCCTCTCTGCTCGTCGCGGACAATATGCGGGCTCGAACCGGCAAGCGCGGCGGATACGCCGGAGCCAGCGCCGCCGCGCTGCGCAGCGGGCGGGGCCTTGTGACGGTGCCGATCTTCATTCTGGTGCCGCAGGTGTCGGTCCGCAAACGGCTCGATGTCGCATCCGCTGCGGAGCGCTGGGTGGATCGCTTGCCCGGCCTCGTCACGCGCAACTGGTTTTCCGGCGATGAGAGGAGCCGCTGATGTCCCGGCGTGAAGACATTCTCACATTGCTCTTTTCGACCCTCGAATCCGCGCTCGCGGCGAACGTGCGTCGCAACGAGGTCCTGCCGGAAAAGGTGCCGGCAGCCGGTCTCGTCATCCTGCGCGACGGTGATCCCGGCGAGCCGGACGTGACGCTCAATCCACGAACGGAGTTCTACGCACACAGGGTCGAGCTCGAGGTCTATGTGCCCAACGATCCGACGGGCGGCGGCGAGGCAGCGCTTGATGCGCTTCTCGGATCGATCGGAATGGCGCTCAGGATCGATCCTTCGCTCGGCAGCCTCGCCGAGAACCTGACGCCGTCGGCGCCCGAGACCGGGGCGCTGGCGATCGAGGGCGCAGTCCCGGTCCTGACTGCCCGGCTCGTCGTCACGGTCGAATACCTGGTGAGCGATCCGCTCACCGACTGATCCTCAAGAACAGGAGTTATCCATGCCCAAGGTGCGCGCTTACGGCGCGGACGCCACGCTGAAGGCTTGCCGCGAGGCGAGTTACGGCGTGGCTCCGCTGTCCGGCTACCGGAGCCTCGACTTCAAGTCGACAGACCTGTCCTCGGCCCAGCCGCTCGGCGATGACCCGCTGCTGGGACGCGGGCGCAACGCGCAGGATCCCTATCGCGGCCTCATCACCGATGAGGGGCAGATCGATATCCCGTTCGACCTGCGTGGCACCGGCTTCTGGCTGACCGGCCTGTTCGGCGATCCCGTGACGACGTCGGTGAACGCCTCCGGCTCGATCGCCTTCGCGGCCAATCCGTCGCCCAGCGACACGATCGCGCTCAATGGTACCGTCTGGACGTTCGTCTCCGGGACGCCCTCGGGCAACGAGACCGAGATCCAGGCGACCGTCACCCAGACCGTCGATCAGCTGGTCGACGATCTCAACGCCTCGGCCGATGCAGAGATCGCCAAATGCACCTATTCCCGGCCGACCAGCACCCAGGCGCTCGTGATCGTGTTCGATGTCGCCGGACCGACCGGGAACGCCTTCACGATTTCCGCCTCTGCCGCGGCAGGTTCGGCGCCGACGCTGACCGGCGGCGGCTACGCCCATGTCTGGGAGAGCGGCGCCGACGACATCCCGAGCTACACGATCGAGATCGGCCACCCCAAGCTCACGACGCCGGTCTTCTTCCGCCACCTCGGCACGGTGATGGAGAGCATCAATTTCGAGATGGGCCAGGAAGGCCCGGCCAACGCCCGGCTGCAGCTGGTGGCGCAGGGCGAGGAGCGCTTCGCCGCCACCGTCGATGGGAGTCCTGACGCTTTCTCGCTGCGCCGCTTCAGCCAGGGGCGCGGCTTCATCAGGCGTGGCGGATCGGCGCTGGCAGGTGTCACCGGCGGCAGTCTCACCTTCTCGAACAATCTCGAAAGGGTGCGGGTGATCCGCGAGGACGGCAAGATCGAGGCGGCGGACCCCACCTTCGCGTCCTCCGAAGGCTCGATGTCGGTGCGCTTCGACGGCGCGACGCTGGTCGCCGAGGCCGCCAATGGCGATCCCGTCGCACTCGATTACGGCTTCACCTTCCCCGAAGGCTACGCGCTGCGGTTCGAGCTGCCGCGTGTCTTCCTGCCCAAGCCCAAATACGCCGTCTCCGGTCCTGGCGGGGTCGAGGCGAGCTTCGACTGGCGCGCCGCCTTCGACGACAGCGAGGGCACCATGCTGCGCGCCCATCTCCTGAACGACGTCACCAGCTACGCATGAGGATGCATCCATGATCCGTCTCGATCTTTCCCGCGAGCCGCGCTGGCTCGATCTCGGCCACGGCGTGCGCCTGCACCTCGGGCCGCTCACCACCGCACTCATGGCGGCGGCGCGCAGCGATCCGACCGTCACCAGCCTGCCCGAAGGAGCCTCCAACGAGACCATAGCGGTCGCCATGGCCAAGGCGCTGGCGCGGCTCGTGGTCGAGGACTGGGAGGGCGTCGGCGATGCCGACGGCAACCCTGTGCCGGTCTCGCCGGAGGGGATCGATGCCCTCCTCGATATCCTGCCGCTCTTCGAGGCCTTCCAGCTGCGCTACGTCTCGAAGGGTCTGCTGCTGGAAGCGGAAAAAAAGGCTCCGCGCCCTTGCCGAGTGGCATTTCAGCGGGGGCGACCAGTATTGCCGATCCTGTCGCGGCACTTGTGCCGAGTGCCCCGCCGTCCTGAACCGCCCCCATACCCTCGAAGGCTGGCAGGTCTGGGATCTCGCCTTGCGGCTCACCGGCCAGTTGCGTGCCATCCCTGGCGCAGTCCTGGGGTTCGACATGACCGCGGCCCTCGCGGTCGCTGAGGCACTCGGGCTCAACACACTCATCTGCGCGGAGCTCTTGCCGGATATCGAGGCAATGATGGTGCGCGGCCTTAACGCGCAAGTAAGGGCTGAACAGGATGGCTGAGAAACGCGTCTCCGTGCGCCTGGCCGTCGTCGGCGTCCGTGAGGTGCGCGCCGAGCTGCAGGGCATCGGCGATGCGGGTGAACAGGGCATGCGCCGGCTGTCGCGCGAAATGGATGCCGCCAACACGCGCGTCGCCGCCTTCTATCGCCGGCTCCAGATAGCAGCGGCTGCGGCGGCGGCGGCGTTTGCAGCGGGCGCAGCGGCGATGATCCGCTCCGGCCTGCAGGTGATCGACAATCAGGCCAAGCTCGCCGCTTCGCTCGGCACCACCGTCGAGAGCATCCAGGTGCTGGAGCGCGCCGGCGATCTTGCCGGCGTGTCCATGGGCGAAATCGAGCAGGCGACGATCCAACTGACCCGGCGTCTCAGCCAGGTAGCAGCCGGAACCGGAGCCGCGGTCGGTGCGCTCGAACGTCTCAGGCTGACCTCTCAGGAACTGCAGCGCCTTCCCCTCGACAAGCGCATCGCCGCCATCCAGGAGGCTCTCGCCCGTTACGTGCCCGAGGCCGAGCGTGCGGCGGTCGCCTCCCAGCTCTTCGGCGACCGCGCCGCGCTCACCTTCCTGCGCATCGACACGGCGACACTCAGGACGGCGACACAGGACGTGCGGGACTTCGGGGTCGTGGTGTCGCAACAGGACGCGGCTCAGATCGAGCGTACCAATGACGCTATCTCTCGCCTCGGTCTGATCTGGCGCGGCCTGTCGAACCAACTGGCTGTCGCCGCCGCGCCGGCGCTCGAAGCCGTTGCTGATGCGCTGGCCGCGATCTCACGCACGACCGGTCCGCTCGGGCAGGCCATTCGGCTTCTGTTCGACAATCTCGGACGGCTTGCCTCGATCGCCACCGCCTTCGTCGGGCTCATGGCGGGGCGCTTCGTCGCCAGCATGGTGGTAGCTGCCGTCTCGGTGCGTGGTCTTGCCACTGCGCTCGTTTTCCTGCGCGGGGCGATCATCCGCACCGGGATCGGCGCGCTGGTCGTGGCGGCGGGTGAGCTGATCTATCAGTTCGGGCGGCTCGTGCAGGCGACTGGCGGCTTCGGCGCGGCGCTCAATCTGCTGGGCGATGTGGCGCGTGAAGTGTGGGACCGGATCGGTCTGCTCGCCGAGGTGCTGAAGAACCGGATTGCCGCAGCCTGGCTCGGCATTCAGGCGAACGTCGCCGACGCGCTGCAAGGCGCCCTCGATGCCGTCGTCGCTTTCGGCAATCGGACCGTCAACGTCTTCCAGGGCGCGTTCGACGCCATGGTGGCGATTTGGAGTCGACTCCCGGCAGCGATCGGCGACTTCACGATCCGAGCGGCCAATGCGCTGATCGCCGCCGTCGAATGGATGCTGAACGGCGCCACGCGCGGCATCAACGGCCTGGTGCGGGGGATTGGCGCCGCGCTTTCAGCGATCGGCATCGAGACCGAAATCAGACTCGTTCCGGATATCGATCTTGGCCGGATCGAAAACCAGTTCGCGGGCGCCGCCGAAGGCGCTGGTGCGGCTGCGCGCGATGCTTTTGCGGCCGCCTTCGAGACCGATGCATTTCGCGTTCCGGATCTCGGATTCTCCGCCTTCGCGGAGGATGCCCGTCGCGCGGCCGAGAGCGCCCGTGAAACGGCGAATGCGCTTGGTGAACTTGCCGGCGCGCCGCTGGAGTCGGTCGCCGCCCTCCGCGAGGCGATGGCTGGAGCGAACACCCAGATCGATGAGGCTGCTGCCGCGACGGAGCGACTTGACACCGCGTTCGGCGCGATCGGTGGCGGCAGTGGCGATGAGGCAGGTGATGGAGCGGGCGCCAGAGGCTCGGCCGGACGTGCCGCTGCAGCCAGCCGCGAAGCCGGTCGGGAGATCAAGTCGGCGGCTGACGAGGCCGCAACTGGTTGGGCGGCCGTAAGGGACGAACTCGCGCGCTACGCGGAAGAAGCCGCGAACTGGGGCAAGGGCCTCGGCAATGCGCTCACCAGCGCCTTTCGGTCGGCCGAGGACGCCGTCGCCAAGTTCGTGACGACCCGGCAAGTTCGACTTCAAGGCGCTCGCCGACAGCATCCTGGCCGACATCACCCGCATCGCGCTGCGCTCGGCGATCCTCGGGCCGCTCGCCAACGCGCTCGGCGGCATGGGGAGCGGCGGCGGGATCTTCGGCAATCTGTTCGGCGGCGGTGGCGGCATCCTGTCGGGCATCTTCCATGCGGGCGGCATCGTCGGTGCGCCCGCGCCGCAGCGGCTCGTACCGGCGCTCGCCTTTGCCGGCGCGCCACGCCTGCATGGCGGCGGCATGGCGGGACTGCGTGCCGACGAGGTGCCCGCCATCCTGCAGCGGGGCGAGATGGTGCTGTCGCGCTCCCAGCTCGCCGCGATGGGCTCGGCCCGCGACACGCGCCCGCCCGTCAATGTCGTGATGAACATCTCGACGCCTGACGCGAACAGCTTCCGCTACGCGCAAGGCCAGATCGCGGCTGACGCCGCCCGCGCCATGGAACGGGCGCGGCGCAATCTCTGACGGATCGACAGATGAGCGGATTTCATGAGGTGCAGTTCCCGCCCGACATCTCCTACGGGGCGTCCGGCGGGCCGGGCTATTCGACGACGGTCGTGACCACGGTGTCGGGCCATGAACGGCGCAACGCGAACTGGGCCGATGCGCGGGGCAAATGGAACGTCGCGCATGGCCTCAAGAAGCGGGAACAGGTCGCGGCGCTGATCGCTTTTTTCCGCGCCCGCAAGGGCCGCGCCTATGGCTTCCGCCTCAAGGACTGGACCGACTACCAGGCATTCGCGCAGGTGCTGGGCGTCGGCGATGGCGCCAACAAGACCTTCCAGCTCGTCAGGCGCTATGCGAGCGGGGGCGAGATCGAGAGCCGCATCATCGCCAAGCCTGTCCCTGGCACGGTCAAGATCTACCGCGACGGCGTCGAGGCGGTGTCGGGCTGGACAGTGAACACGGCGACAGGGCTCGTGACCTTCACGACCGCGCCTGCGTCCGGTGTTCAAGTGACGGCGGATTTCGAGTTCGACGTGCCGGTCCGCTTCGACAGCGACCAGATGGACATCACCATCGAGACCTATCAGCTCGGCAGCTGGGGCCAGATCCCGGTGCTGGAGATCCGCCCATGAAGTCAACATCGACAGCGCTCGCCACCCACCTGGCGGGGCCGGTGACCACGCTCGCCACCTGCTGGCGCATCACCCGCGTGGATGGCCGGGAGTTCTTCTTCACGGACCACGATCGCGATCTCGTCTTCGACGGCGATGTCTACAAGGCGAGCTCGGGTTACTCGCGCACGGCGATCGCCAACGATGCGAGTCTCAGCGTCGATAATCTCGACGTCGAGGGCGTGTTCGACAGCGTCGCCATCACCGAAGAGGAGCTGCGCGCCGGTCTGTTCGATCAGGCCGAAGTGCGCATTTTTCTCGTCAACTGGGCCGATCCGTCCATGGGCGCGCTTCGCATGCGGCGTGGCTGGTTTGGCGAGGTGGTGCTGACCGAGCAGGGCGTCTTCCGCACCGAGCTGCGCGGCATGATGCAGGCGCTCTCCCAGCGCATCGGCGAGCTTTACAGCCCGGAATGCCGCGCCGATCTCGGCGACCCGCGTTGCAAGGTGCCGATCCACCCGCCTGAGATCCAGCGTTCGACGTCCTATGCCGTCGGCGATACCGTCCGAGTACGAACCTCATCGGCGCTCACGACGATCGGCATTCCCTTCGTCAACCCCGGCTTCGATGCCGGTAATCTCTCCGGCTGGACCGTGGCATCCGGCTCGGCAGCCGCCAAGACCACGAGCGGCGCGCTCGGGCCAAAGACCGGCACGCACTTCCTCGAAGGCGGCAGTGTCGCCAGCTTCGAGCTGCGCCAGACCGTCGATCTCGCCGATGTCCTCGATGCCGACATCCTCGATGCCGGCGACTACCGCCTGACCGTCGGCGGATGGCGGGCCAATGGCGGCGGCAACACCGTCGATCAGGGACGGCTGCGCGTGCAGTTGCTCGATGAATTGGGCGCTGTGCTGGCCACACCGCTCGACACCGGCAATGAGGCGCTGACTGGCGTCTGGGCGCACCGTCAGGTCGCGGACGCGCTGGTCCCGTCGGCGACCCGGGAGCTGCGCGTGATCTTCAACGGCATAAGGATCAGCGGCTCGGTGTGCAACGCTGCGCTCGACGCTGTCAGCGGTTTCTTCACTGACACCACAACGGGCGTTGGCACGGCCGCCGTGTTCGAGGATCGCATCTACAGCTGCGTCAGTGCGGGCACGACAGCCGCTGACCAGCCGGTCTACGACATCACGGCGGGCCAGCAGACCACCGACGGCTCGGCTGTCTTCGAGGCCATGGAGTCCTGGAGCCGGGCCGGCATCGTCACCGATGTCGTCGACCGGGCGGTGTTCACGGCATCGGTCGATGAGCCCCGCGCGGTCGACGGCTGGTTCGCCGGTGGCGTGCTGACCTGGGAGAGTGGGCCGAATACCGGACGCTCGATCGAGGTGAAGGCCTGGACGCAGGCGACGGGCCAGGTCGAGCTCTTCCTGCCCATGGGCTACGCGATCGAGATTGGCGACCTCTTCCGCATCCATCCCGGCTGCGACAAGCGCCTCGACACCTGCATCGCCCGCTTTGCCAACGTCCTCAACTTCCGCGGCGAGCCCTACGTGCCGGGGCAGGACGCCATGATGAGCTATCCCGATGCCCGCTGAGATCATCATCCCTGAGAGGATCGTCGCAGAAGCGCGCGGCTGGCTCGGCGTGCCCTGGCGACATCAGGGGCGGACGCGCTCCGGCATCGACTGCGTCGGGTTGGTGGTCTGCGTCGCACATGCGCTGCACCTGTCTGACTATGACAGCACCGGCTACAGCCGCCGCGCTCAGGGACAGGGTTTCGTTGAGCATTTCCGGTCCAACATGGACGGCGTCGCCATCCCTGAGGCCCAGCCCGGTGACGTGCTCGTCTTCGCCGATCAGGCCTATCCCTGCCATTGCGGCTTCCTGACCGAGCGGCTCGGCCATCCCCATCTGCTGCACGCCCATGCGACGCGCCGGCAGGTGATCGAAGAGCCCTATGCCAGCGAGTGGCCAGCCAAGGTCAAGTTTGCCTTTCGCTTTCGCCATCCCGGACACTGAACTCTCATGGCCATTCTCGTTGCAGTGGGCGGGGCCGCACTCGGCTCCGCCGTCGGTCTCGGCTGGCAAGCCGGCTGGCTGGTGGGCTCCGTCGTCGGCAGCCTGCTGTTTCCCGCCAAGGGGCAGAACGTCACCACCGAGGGTCCGCGGCTCGGCGATCTGACCGTCTCGTCCTCCGCCTACGGCGCATCGATCCCGATCGGCTACGGCACGCTACGCATGGCCGGCAACATGATCTGGTCGTCGGGCATTCGCGAACAGCAGAACGTCACCCGCACCCGCTCCGGCGGCAAGGGCGGCGGCGGGCGCAGCACCCAGACATCGATCAGCTATTCCTATTTCGCGTCTTTCGCGCTCAGCTTCGGCGAGGGCCCGGCCGAGGACGTGCTGCGCATCTGGGCCGACGGCAAGCTGATCTACGACAAGACCGGATCGAGCCCCGACGTCGCCAAACCCAATCTGCGCTTCCGCTTGCATCGCGGCAGCGAGACCCAGCTGCCCGATCCACTGATCGAGATCCATGTCGGCGCAGGCCGTGCGCCGGCGCATCGCGGGCTCTGCGTGATCGTGTTCGAGGATCTGGCGCTCGCCGACTTCGGCAATCGCATCCCGAACATCACGGCGGAAATCACCTATCGGCGCGCCGCGCAGCAGCCCTATCAGCTCCTGGACTTCATCACGACGGGCGAAGGCGGCTATTTCGGGTCCTACCAGATCAGCGACCTCGCCATCGATTGGCGACGCGGCTACGGCTACTTCGTCTCGTCGAGCAGCAACGCCGAAGCCGCCGGCATCCGACGTTTCAATCTGCGCACGATGGCGGAGGACCGCCAGGCGCGGATGACGGACGTTGCGGCCGTCACGCCCAACAATTTCCCGAACACGCTGTTCTGCGGCGAGGACGGTCACCTTTACCTGACCGTCGGCTCGGGCAACTCGCGGCCGATCATCCGGGTCGAGCCGAATGCGCTGAAAGAAGTGGGCCGCTTCGGCTTCACCAGCACCGGCCTTTCCAACACCACGACCCGCTTCGTGACGACGACCTGGATGGGAATGATCTCGGCCTACGGGCCATCCGGTCGGGCCGATTTCCTGCTGACCGGCTCGCTCTTCAACGACATCGGCCTGCTGCGCGCCGACAGCATGGGCTACGTTTGGGGCGCCGGCCAGACGGTAACGGAATCGCGCGTTCGGGGCGCAATCGGCGGCGCCGTCGGCGAGGGTTATGGCGATGGCTGGATCCTGGCGAGCGCGACGTCGAGCAGTCTGAACCACACCAGCCTCGGGCTCTACCGGATCCGGGTTTCGGCCTTCGCGCAGTATGATGGCCTCACCGGCCAGTCGCTCGGGGTCACCTTCGAGAAAGTGGTGAGCTTCACGCCTGCGCAGATCGAAGCTGGCGCGACGGGGTTCTACAGCGATGCGGGCGGACTGACCTACGACACCACCGACGACAGCGTCATCTTCCAGATCACGATGTCGAACGGCGGCTCGGCCGGGACGATCTATGCGATTAAGTGGCGCGCCGACACCGGCATCGTCTGGAAGACGGCGGTCCCGCACAAGATCAATTATGAGGGTCCATTCTTCGGACAAAGCCGCTTGCGGGGCCATCGCTGGACGCTGATGCGCTCGACGCGCGTCATCCAGCTCGACACGGCGACGGGCGCCATCGTGCTCAACGAGATCTGGCCGGGCGCGGTCAGCGAGCAGGGCGCGCAGGTCTACGACGCCGTCACCGACACTCATCTCGTTCGCGGCAGTAGCGGCTGGGCGCGGCTGTTCGTCAATCGCGGCGGTGGCGAGGGTGAGGCGCTGTCCTCTATCGTCGCCGACCTCTGTGGACGCGCCGGGCTGGGCTTGGCCGACATCGACGTCGCGGAGCTCGGGGTGTCCGTTCCGGGCTATGTGATCGGGCGGCAGACCACCGTGCGCGGCGCGATCGAGCCGCTGGCGCAGGCCTATTTCTTCGACGCCGCCGAAAGCGACGACACGCTTCGCTTCCGCAGCCGCGGACGCGCACCGGTCGCTGCGATCCCGGCCGAATACCTCGTGCCTCTCGACAGCCAGACAGGCGAGAGCTGGCGCGAGCGGCGCACACAGGAAGTCGAACTGCCAGAGCGCGTCGCCGTGGTCTACATGGACCGCGACGCCGACTACAGCCAAGGCACGCAGAGCGAGAAGCGTGCATCGCTGCCGCTCCCCACCATGCATTCGCGCAACCAGGCGAGCCTCGAGCTGGCGCTCGCGATCGACGCCACCACCGCCAAGCGCATCGCCGCCAAGACCCTCTACAGCGCCTGGATCGAGCGCAGCGCCTATGAAGTCGAACTGCCGCCAGACTGGCTGCGGCTCGATCCGACCGACGTGGTGGATGTGGTGTTCGCAGCCGGCTCGACCTTCCGGACGCGGATCAACCGGCTCGATGTCGGTGCGGATTTCTCACTCGCGGTGAAGGGCGTCTCGGAGACCGCCGCCACCTATGTCTCCTCGGTCGTCGCCGATGGCGGCTCGGGCAAACCCATCCAGCTGGTGGGCGCGAACGCCGCGACGCGGCTGATCCTGCCTGACCTGCCGCTCCTGCGTGATGTCGACGACGCGGGCGGCGCGGGCTCGCGGATCTACTATCTGATGGCGGGGTTCGGCGGTCCCGGCTGGCCGGGCGCTGCCCTCTATCGCAGCGCCGATGGTTCCGCATGGGCGCAGGTCGGGCGGGCTTTGAGCGAGGCGGCCTGGGGCGCCACGGCGAATGCGCTGGGCGCGCCTCGCTCGCCGTTCGGCACCGACGAGGACAACAGCCTCACCGTCTTCATGACCACCGGTGGCGAGCGGCTGGAGAGCGTCACGCAAGAGGCGTTCGTCAATGGCGCCAATGCAGCCCTCGTGCTGAAGGCCAATGGCGAGCCCGAGATCATCCAGTTCCGCGATGTCACGCTGAACCCGGATGGCTCCTACACACTCAACGGTCTGCTACGCGGGCGGCGCGGCACGGACGTGTACGTGGACGGACATGGACCGGGCGAGCTGTTCGCGCTGATCGATCCCGACGATGTCGAGACGCTGGTCACGGCGCTCGGCGATCTCGGACTGCCGCGGTCCTGGCGTGCCGTCGGCTTCGGCACGCTGTTCGAGGATGGCGAGACGATCGTTCAGAGCCACTCTGGCCGGGACCTCAAGTCCTATGCGCCGTGGAACGTTCGCGCCGTGAAGACCGGCAGCCCGGCGAACATCACGCTCTCCTGGATCCGTCGCACGCGTATTGGCGGCGAGCTGAAGGACGGGACCGGGCTCGTCCCGCTCGGCGAGGCCAGCGAGGCCTATGAGGTCGACATCCTCGATGGTCCCGGCGGTGCGGTGAAGCGCACGCTCAACTCGGTAAGCCCCAGTGTCGTCTACGCCAATGCCGACATCCTGACCGACTTCGGCGCCGTGCCCATGGAGCTTTCGGTCGCCGTCCATCAACTGAGCGCGATCGCGGGTCGCGGCTTCCCGCGCGCCGTCACCTTGGAGGTTACCTGATGCCCAGCCCCAATCTGGCCGTGACCCATGTCGCCGCGGCCCAGAACCAGAAGGAGGTCACGATCAACGACGCGGTCGATGCTCTCGACAATGCCATGAACCGGGCGTTGTCGCTGGCTATGGCCGACGCCAACGTGACGCTGACCAGCGCGCAAGCCAACCGCAACGGCCTGATCGTGTTGACCGGCACGCTGACGGCTGCGCGCGTCTTGACGCTCCCGGCCAACCATCGCCGGCTCGCGATTCGCAATGCGACCGGCGGCGGCCAGGAGGTCCGGCCCAAGTACGCGGGTTCGGGCGCGGAGGTCATCATCGTGCCCGGCGCCACCGTGCTGGTGCAGGGCAATGGCAGCGATCTCTTCGGGGTCGGCGGCGGCGCAGGCACGCTGAACGACCTGACCGACGTTTCCGCTGGCGGCGCTGTCGCCAGCGACGTGCTTCAGTTCGACGGCGCGGTATGGTCGGCCGGAGGCGTCGGCATCTTCCAGCGGGCGCTGCTGCCGTTTCGGGGCGCCCTCGTTCAGCGCTCGACCGACATCGCCACAGTCAGCCCGCCGATCCTGATCCCATGGCAGGCATCCGTCTATGACAGCGAAGGCTTCTGGGCCGGAGGGACGCCCGAGCGTCTGACGATCCCTGCTGGCTCAGGCATCACCAAGGTCAGGCTTCTCGGCTCTATCGCCATGAAGGCGAGCGCCACCACCGGCGGCGTCTTTCTCAACTTCGACAAGAACGGTTCGGGAGAGGTGCCGGGCTGCGCGCCCTACACCGTGCGCCAAGGCTCGTCCGGCTACACCAACAATGACTTCTCGACGTTCACGGCGGTGCTGCCGGTGGTCGAGGGGGATTACTTCCAGCTCCGGGTGAACTTCACCAACAATAACTGGAACTCCATCCTCGCCGGGGCGCGTACCTGGTTCGCCATTGAGGTGGTCGAAACTCAGGATGCCGCCGACCCGCCGGCTGATCTGACTGGGTTCAAGATGGGCCAGCCGAGCGCCGACGAGGTACTCCTGCGCGTGCCCGTCGCCCGCCGCACGCGGATGAAGGTCGATCTTGCCGGCAGTCAGGGCGTCGCGGGAGCGGCGGCCACTGCGCAGACGGACTTCGACATCCGCCGAAACGGCACGAGCTTCGCCACCATGCGCTTCGCCGCGGCCGGAACCGTCGCCGATTTCATCGCTGCCACCGAAACCATGCTGGAGCCGGGTGACGTCCTCAGCGTCGTCGCCCCCGCAACGCCGGACGCAACCCTGACCGATATCGGCTTTACGCTTGCCGGCACGCTGGTCGTCTGAAGCACCGGCCGAGGACCGCACCCTTGGACCGAAAACGCGACACCGGCAGGCTGATCAGCCTACCGAGCGACGAGTTCGAGGCGCTGCTCGAACGTGCCGCCGAGACCGGCGCGCGTCGCGCTCTGCATGAGGTCGGGCTCGACGGGACGGATGCGGCCGAGGACATCCGCGATCTGCGATCGCTACTGGCCGGGTTTCGGCTGGCCAGGCAGACGGCCGTGCAGACCGCCGTTCGCATCATCACCACCGGCATCCTGCTCGCGCTCCTCGCCGGCATCGCCATCAAGCTGAAGCTGTTCGGCAACGGCCCCTGACCGGCGCTTCCGATCGTCCACCCACCAGCCCGCCGCTTGGCGGGTTTTTTTGTGCCCGGAGACCACCCATGACAACCACCACCTTCAACCACTGGCGCGATGTGCCCGAGCGCTCCTGGCGCTGGAAGAATTTCTCGCCGGCCGAGATTGCCTGCCGGGGCACCGGATCGCTGCGCCTCCACGAAGGTGCGCTCGACAAGCTGCAAGCCCTTCGCGATCGGCTGGGCAAGCCGCTGATCGTTCGCTCGGCCTACCGCAGCCCGGCGCACAACCGCGCCGTCGGCGGAGCGGCGCGCTCGAAGCATCTCGATGGCACGGCCTTCGACATCGCCATGACGAACCACGATCCCGTAGCCTTCGAGGCAGCGGCCCGCGCGGTTGGCTTCAAGGGCTTCGGCTTCTATCCGCGTTCGGGCTTCATGCACATCGATCTCGGGCCTGCGCGGATGTGGGGCGAGCGCTTTCCGGTCCGCGAGGCGGCCTTTGCCGTGGAGACGCCGCCCGCGCGCGAGGCGCTGGCCGAGAGCCGCACCCTGAAGGGTAGCGGTGCGGCGGGCGTCGCGACCGTGGGCGCGGCCGGCGTCGAGGTGGCCCAGACTGTCCTCACCGAAACGCAGTCGGCCATACTGCCGCTCGTGCCCTACCTCGACACGCTGCGCGGGGTGTTCATCGCCGTGGCCCTCGCCGGCATCGCAGTCGCGATCTACGCCCGCATCGATGACTGGAAGCGGGGGCGGCGATGA